GTGTCAACGTAGGTCAAAGTGAACTCGGCGTTCACGCCAGACCCAGAGGTGGTGTTCTGAGCAACAGGGTTGCTGGCAGGTGTCGTGTAAACTCCGGCGTCAGCTATATGACAGGCAGTTATAATTCCAGTGCCAGCGGTGAATGTTAGAGTGAGCGTACACCCTGCTCCGGAGCCGTCTGAAGAGGTGCTCACCGGATTGCCTGGTTGAGCCGAGCAAACACCCGGATTGTTGATTTGAACCGTCAGCACCGTTGTGCCAGAAACGGTCAACACCTCAAGTTCGGCCGCAACTGAAAAAGTGCCGCCCACAATATAGATTTTATCCCCAATGTTGTAGCCGGTGCCTCCGGCAACAATTACTGCGTTGCTGATATAATCACCACTGCTAATGCTCATGACACGGATTTCTGGCTCATGAGACTTTGAACCTCCGGCCAGCGTGATTGTGTCATCAACCGCATAGCCGGTGCCGCCATCCAAAATATCGGCAACTGAGATATGGTCATCCTGAACCAACGCCTTGAGCGTGTCCAGGAAATCATGATAATCGGTTGCTGTGCCTTTGAAAAATGCCATCAGTTCATCTCCCGTTTGGTCTTGCCCATGACGTTGACAATTAGGCGTTCGCCTTCCGAGCTTCCAATAGCGGCCAACGCCTCTTCTCTTGAACTCACATTTATAATGGTGACATTCCCTTCACCGCCTCCTTCACCGCCTTCTCCTGGGCCTATGGCCTTTTTGATTTGGCTGTTGGGGACAATTTGCCCAGGGACAGACGGCGAGAACAACTCTGGGCCTTTTTCGCCGGTCATGTAGAATTTGCCAGGCTCGACAGGCCCACCACCGGCTGCGCCACCTCCAAAGAGGGCACTTATTGGGCTTCCGGTCATACCCTCGATGGCCTTGACAAGGAGAATGCGAGCCACCAATCGGGTGAGGTCTCCCAATATCGAATCAACCATAGATTTGAAATCAACCTGGCCCGTCGTGACAAAGCTCACCAAAGCATCCTCGGCTGAGTTGAAGGCGTTGACCAAGGTTTTCTCAGTTTGTGAAGCAAAATCGGTGATGGTACTGCCTATTTCATTGAGGCCCCGTGAGAAGCCCGCTCCAATGGTCGTCGCTGTCGCATTGACCTCATTCTGGAGGAGGACATATGCTTGTTTGGCCTGAGCCAGGGTAATGTTGCCATTGGCCACTTGCTCATTCAACTCCGCCTGAGCCGCCGCCAAATTGACTTCAGAGCCCCGCACTTGGTCTAAGGCCTGGGACACCTGCATGATGAGTTGGAGATGTCTCAATTCATTTTCTATTTGGGCCAGTTCGCCTGCACCGAGTACAGCTGCTTGTTCAGCCAATTTATTTTCAACCTTTTTCAAATTATTAGCAATTTCTCTCTCAGAATTGGACAATCTCAATAAGTCAGTTTCCTCACCGAGCAGACTCAAAGTACCCAATAAAGCAGGAGACGGGCCCTGTGGCGTGGGAGCAGCGCCAGCAGCGGAAGTTGTTGGGCCCGCCTCTTGTTTCTGTGCATTAAAAACCTCTACAGCCATATCTGCTATACGGTTGCGAGCCACTTGTTCCGCTCTATCAAATATGTCATTCATAGAATCTTCAAAAACAGAAGTGCCTCCCCCCTCTTCGAACCCTTTTGCGATGGCTTCACCCATTCCCCCAAGCGCATCTTTTGCGGTGTTCTCCAATCGTGGTATAATCTCAAGGTCGCCAAGGTCACCAAAGAGTTTACCAATCCCTGGAATTTTGTCAGCAATAGCATCCATACCTGCCATAATTTTCTTTAGACCCAACTCAAACACATCGATAATACCATTCAGTAGTGAAATACTAATGGCCTCAAGAGCCGGGCCCAGAGTCTTCCATATTGCTTTTATAACATTGACCACCCCGACAAAAAGACCGATAAAGTTATCCAATAGTCGAGCAGTGCCAATAATAAAACCCTTGATGCTCAAATCTAAGTCCCCAAACATCCCTGTCCATGCGTCAGAGAGCCCAGGAAGTGTGGAGCGGAGCGTGGTCAGCATTATTGAAGCCCCTTCTCGTATTCGTTCCCACGTGGCAGTTGCAAAATCACCCAATGTGACGATACTTCCTTTTGATATTTCAATTTCATCTCTGAAAGCAACCAAAGCCCCGATTGCAGCGCCCGCAGCCAAAAGGGCAAAAGCCGGTGCCACTGCAAGCAAAGCCGCAAGCAGTTTCGGTAATGCCATTATAGTCAATGCTGTTATGGCACCCTGCACTATTTCAATATTGTCGGCCAAGAATCTCAAAGCATTGGCTATGTGGTCTAAAGATGCAACTAACAAAAGACTCCCACCACTCTCACCAAAGGAAAGTTGAACGGCTTCAAAAGCAGATTTGACTCGGAGTAGAGCACCATTCAAATTATCGTCCATAATCCGGGCAACTTCTCTTGCTGTACCCCCGGCGTCTTCAACCGCCTTGGTGTTCTCATTTATTTTCGGAACCGAATTTAGTAAAATGTTCGCAGCACCACCGCCTCGTCTTCCAAACATTCTGAAGGCTTGGCCGGTTGATATTCCTGCTTCTTGTAAAACCTGTAAAGCAGTGCTCAAACCGACAGAGGAAATTCTCACATCACCTACAGCCACCCCCAAACCCTCCATTATTTTGCGTGACCTTGAGCTTGGTGCTTCCAATTCGATAAGAACTTGCCGCAAGCCGGTTCCACCCATTGTACCCTTCAATTGGGCATCGGCCAGAGCCATCAAAGCACCAACCGATTTTTCAATCGTCATATTCAAGCCAGCAGCTGCTGGAGCCACAAACTTCATGGCGTCTCCAAGTTGATTCACATCGGTGGCCGCACTGTTCGCTGCTAAGGCATAAACATCCGCAACACGTCCGGCTTCACTCGCATCCATACGAAAAGCACGGATAGCACCAGCCGTCAACTCCGCAGCACGCTTCAAATCCAATGCACCAGCCTGAGCCAAATATAGAGTATTGCCCACGGCCTCCAAAGACTCTGATACTTCAAAACCTGCTCGGGATAACTGCACCAAGGCATCACCGGCTTGAGTGGCTGTATATCGCGTGGTGGCCCCAAGTTCTCGGGCTCTTGCTGTTAAACTTTTTAATTCATCTCCCGTGGCCCCGGAAACAGCCTGGACCGTTGACAAAGCCTGTTCGAAATTTGCAATGGTTCTGACAGTTTGCCGTAAAACAAGAGCTCCCCCAATACCAAGTAAGGCCGTCTTGAGTAAGTTGACACCCCCAGCTGAGGCCCCGGCTGTGGTACCAATTCCGGCCAGCCGCCTTTTAACTATACGGGAGCCCCGCTCAGTGACAACAATGTTGATGCGCTCAGTGCTCATCTACATCTCCTGGTATCGATTCTGGTCCGTCTTGCGGCTTGTACCCCAGCATTAACTGCCTCTTCAACAAAGGCTGCAGGAGCCTGAGCGGATGAACCTTCATTCAAAGGTACAATATAGGGCAGATTATTCGTAATATGTATATCTTGCCCAGGCGTTGCAGCTTGGATGACTTTCTTACCCTGGGCCAAAGCCGCCTGAGCATTGACACTCTCACTCATATCACCACCAACCAATTCATCATAGGCTTCAATAATGTCATTCTTGGGTGCATCTGTGGAAACCAACCAATTGGAGCGTGCGGTTCCTGTGTCAACAGGAGTGCCCAGGACAACAGCTTGGTCAACAGCAAGCGCCGTGTTGCGTTTGACCCTGTTGACCTCATGCGGCGCATTGTTAGCACGCATCCGCATCCGTTTGGCAAATCCTTCCAGGCTGCTCATTTCTTCTTTGTCTGCTCATTTATCCGTTTGACATAGGCCTTGTCCATGGCTCGCACATAATAGAATAAATCTTCACGTTGTTCGTCCACTATATTATAGGCCTCGGCATAGTTCATCAAAGATGTCCAGGGTATGGGCCGCATTGACCAACCTGATGGCCGGTCTCCGTCCAAGTCCAGGAAGGCCCCAAAGAAGAGTTCCAGACCTATCCACAGGTCAGGAGCCTTTTGAATGGCTTGCGGGAACGGAAGGCGTTCCCGCAAGCATTGCTGAATGATTTTCTTTTCGTGCGGTGATTGCTCCAGCGTGTAGAGCAACACCTCAATCAGTTTCCCGCTGAGGCATCACTGATTTCGGCACGGAATAATGCACCCGCCTGGGCCTGTTGCTGGAGGTCAAAGAACAAATCCGGCAAATTGACAAAAACTTTTAGGACATTTTCCCTGTTGACAGGCAAGAGCGCCTTACCAGTCAGACCGGCATCGGCCGGGTCAATACCCTTTTCCCATTTCGGTTCCGCGTCAGTGCCCTTGTTGACTTCCCAGCCCAGGATGACGGCCTCTGCGTACACCTCACGCAGGATGGCCAAAGACCGTTCGCTGTCAAAAGCACCAACAGCAATGGCCCTACGGAATGGTTTTGTTTTGGTTTCCAGGAGTCGGGCAAATTT